CTTTTCCCTCCGTAGCCCCAGTTCGCTGGGGTTTCGTAAACTGGCAAAGCCAACCATATGGTCGTATCTTTGATAAAGAACCTTAAACCTGTTGTTTAGTTGCCCCGAACTTCTCGTATTTAACAATATAATTGGGGTAATCGGAGGCACAAAGCGACCCCAAACCATATGGTGTTAGGGTTGTTATTAACTACTCATTTGAGTATAATAAAACATAGATAGTTATTCGTCATAAGATGACGTAAACAAACATTTTGTAGTTACCAATAGCGGTTTATAGAAAAGCGTAGAGCAAGATCAATACGAAATCAATAGACCTAAACCAGAACTTAATAACACGATTAAACCCATATTAGAATCTCCAACCATATGGCTTTGTTTCAAATTTTTTATTTTTTCTCATTTAGAGCAATTGATTTAAAAGCCCTGTTTTGAAGCATTAACTTTAATTATTTGAAGGTGAAACCGCCAGTATTATAGCCTGTGGCTTACTCCCATAACATGATACAGTATGTCGGCTGAGAAAGAGGCATTACAGTATTTAAATGAGATATTCACCATAATCAAGGAAACCCTTGAAGAAGCAAAAGAAAATAGGACAAATGCACGACAATTGTCAAATGAAGAGAATAAGGCTCTAACAGATATTACGAATAAATTAAAACAAGTTCGCACAAATCTAAACAAATACTTAAGAGCGTTCCGTGTGCAAACATCATTAACCGACTTTGGCGTAGATATTGACGAATAATAAACAATACTATTAATATAATTAATTTAATTATTACTAAACGCATTATTAAAACAACATTATTATACGGCCGCCAAACTTATTATCTTTAAACGAACAACTTTAAATGAATAGTTTTTATTCTGGGAATACAAAGATTATAAAAAAATTGAGGACGCAAGTGCCAAAAAAATTCCAGCCCAAATTTTGAGAAAAGTGATTGTTATGTGGAAAGATACAATTAAGAAAGAAGATAAGATATATAGTTTTAATATGCATTCTCCTGAAAATGCAGATTTAAAACATGAGGCTATGAGCAGAATATTAGAAAATATTTACCCTGCGCCTGAATTAGAATTACGTATTATAGAAATGATGAATGAGATTGATAGGAATAGGTCTTAGAAAAAAATTCCGCCACATTTTTTGAGAAATTTTAGGTGATATTATGGTAACCCCAAGAGAAAAAAGAATAAGAGATAAGTATTCGAGATTAGACGATGAAGGCAAAGTTGCCGATGCTGTTAAAGTAGAACAGAAGATTAAACGAATTAAAATGATGGTAAAAACGCTATTATCTGAAATTGAAGATATTGAAAAGGCACTTTGAGGTGATATTATGTGGGAAAATATTATCAAAAAAGATAGAGAACCAGTTAGAATACATTTTCTAAGTGAAAAAAAGTTAATGGCGTGGGTTAGTGATAGGTTTGGAACTGGTCGTGGCCCATATACAATAGAATCAATATATGAAGACTTAAAAAGAAGAGGCGAATTTGACGACCGTATGGAATTTATTGACGATAAGAGGATTAGATAATATGACAAGATGCACCTTACTCGATAAATGGTTTGATGTTGAATCAAAGCGTTTAGATAAAGAAGAAGAAAAACAACAGAAAGACTTGATTACAGGTGATAAGAAATGACTTGGAAAACAGAAATTAAGAAAGAAGATAAATTAAGCACTAGTGATAAAATGCTAAATGACTTAACTTTGTTAGAAGAAGACATTAACGATGCAAAGGACTATGTAAATATGCTTAATAGTAAGTATTTTGGTTTTCCTCTTTTTATGGCAGCCGAAATTATAAGTAAATTAGAAGATGTTCTCTATAACATTAAACAAGAAAAAGACGCAATTAGACAAAATTCTAAACCTTTAACTCAAGGAGATAAGGGCTATCAAGCAAGGTGATTAAGATGACATGGAAAGATATTTTAAAAGAAAGCATGGCAAGAGATTTATCTGAACAATACGGTAGAGATTACATTGATACTTTGATTAGTCAAGCAGATGATGATTATGAAAAGGCAGTAGCGGAAAGTGTGGCTTATTTGATTAATAACAAATTGGTTACTAAAGATGATGGTATTGGTAAAATTGAAGAATTACTTGAAAAACATGAAAATGATATTCAAGTGCCTGTTTATGGTGGTAAAATGGATATATCTTTAAATGAAATGCTTAGCGAATATAGGTCTTTAGCAGAAAGTGTTTCAAGAGAAGTTGATAAAATTTTAACTCCTAAAAAGTGATTTAAATGTGGGAAGATATTCTTAAAAAAGAAAGTCCTTTTGGGGCTCGTTTTCGCTCAAAAAAACCAGATGAACCCTTTAATCCGTTTAAGGATAGTAGAGGCGTAAATGAAGCAAGAGAAGCCCAAAGAAAAGAAGCGAAGAACCAAAGAAAGTTTAAACCAAAGTGTCAAAACGACCCTTGTTTAAGAATTGCTAATGGAACTGATGGATATGGCCTTTGTATGCCCTGTGAAGATGATATGAGTAATAATCGTTTAACTGACCCTAAGAGTCCATATACAAGAAAGAACCAAATGAAAAACCCTACACTTCCAAATATTTACGTTGGTGATAAAAGATGAGTTGGAGAGATATTGTAAGAAAAGGACATTGTAAAACTGAAAAGATTGATGATGAAGAATTAAAGGCAGCAAAGCCTGACTTCTTAGATTTAGACAAAGATGGCAATAAAAAAGAGCCGATGAAAGAAGCGGCTAAAGATGCTAAAAAGAAACCTAAGTCCAAAAATCCATTTACTCGGAAAGATTGAGATATGCGTAAGCAGGAGGATTAATCATGGATTGGGAAGGAATTATTAAAAATGAGTTATACTCATCAAAGGTTTTAAATTCTGAAGAAAAATTCGATGGGGTTTTTAATGAAAAGAGAGACATAATCCTTCTTGAAAGATTATTTAATAGAGACGGTATAGAAAAATTTACTTTAAGTGAAATGTTTAAACTCGTTGCAATTTTACTAAGAATAGAAAGACTAAAAGCCGCAGATTTAAAAGATTATTCTTTTGATTTTTCACAACAGATTCAAAATACAATGACGGCTTTATTTAAGGCTAGTGATGCTTTAAGACAAGCAGAAGTATTTAGGTGATATTATGGGTTGGTTCGACATTCTCAAAGTAGAAGATATTGACTTTGATGATGTATGTGCTAATTGTAAAGGAGAAGGATGTAACGAATGTGGAGGAACTGGCAAGTTACGGGCTTTTGGTGTATATACACTTGAAAATATTCATAGTCATCCTCTTGAAGTAAGAATGGCTATAATGGATGCTTTTGGGAGTGGTAAGAAACCTGAAATGAAAGACTTGACTAAGGAAAGAATAAGAATCAATCATAAGAAAATTTATGATTATTTACAGCGAAGATTAGAAAGAGAACCCACAGAAAGAGAACTTAGGGAATTTATTATTAGAACCATTATGCATGAAGCGACTCATGCAGGTATGGGATTAGAACAATTTACAATGTCTAATCGAGCAACAGAATATGGAGCAATCACTGGACAATTCCCAGAAAGCACTTATTATAGACTTAAAACATTCCTTAAACACCCTGCTTCTCAAACACAAATACTTCACCCTATGTTTGGAGCAATAGGACTTGAGACAGCCGTTAAAGGCGAAAAGGTAAAAGAAATTGAAGAACTTCTTGCATTTGTTGATGCATTGACCGATAATCTTTTGGGTAAGTATAAAGAGAAAGTTAGAGAAAAACTAACAAGAATGGAAATAACGGCTAGAACTCAAAAGAAGAACCAAAGCCTTAAAGACATTAATCCTGCAAGTGTTGAGGATTTAACTGATAGATACGGTCAAAAATATAAGCGATTTTTTGTTAAATTATTACTTGATGCTGCTGGACAAATGACGGCTGATTTTGATGATTCTGAACTTAAAATGGCAGGTGCGGTAACTACTAGTTCAGCCCCCGCTATGTTTAATAAGGTGGTAAGAGGTAGAAAGAAACGGAGGAAAAAGGATGAGTAAGAAGAAAAAGAACTTTCAGCCACATAAAGGAAACAAAGTTAATCAAGGTGGTAGGTTTCCTTTTATTGAAAATTTTAACACTTGGAGAAAAACCTGTCAAGGTGTTTCAGGTGAAAAAATGATGGTCAAAAATATTCCTAATCTTTATATGTTTTTAAAGAATCACATGATGAATAACATTCGGGCTAAAAGTAGAAATAAAGGCCGTGATGGTCAAGGAGCAATACAATTTCTTGAACCCATTGAAGCATTCGTAGATAATGATTTATTTACTGAAGGACAAGCACAGATTATCAAAACGCTTGCTGATACATTAGAAAGTTTTTATCTTGAAGGTTCGGATATTGGTAATAAAAGTGCTCCTGCTCGTGACCCAGCATTTATTGTTTTTACTGAACAAGACTATACTGCAACAGGTCAGAAGAAAAGACCAAGAAAGGTTGCAGGACATTATGCAACAGATTGGTATGCTGAAAAAAATAAAACTTCTGCTGCTCCTTCTTCGTGGTTTGCACACATTGATGCCCCCGATGGCTTTAATGGAGGAAATCCACCGCACCAAGCATTATTCTCAAGAACCAAGACGGAGTTCGCTAATCCCAAAGGTTTGCTTTGGTTAATGAAAGAAGCGACTGAATTTATAGATGATATGGAAATAGAAGTTGAAGTAGATAGAATACCCGAAGGAGTGGATGAGGTTGATTTGGATGAAATTAAATCAGTTGAGTCTTTCTTTAATGATGTTGTCCGTAATGAATCTTTTTGGAATGCAGGTGGTCGTTTATTGACTAAAAAAGTAAGGTCATCTTTACAGGCCACTACATTCGCAGTTAAGCCTCTTGAACAAAAACCAGCAAGAAAAATTACTAATGTTGGTAAAGAGGATGAAAAGGATGCTTTAACTGGGAGGGTTGTTAGTTTTAAATTAACTGCTACTGCCCTACCTATTATTAATTTAGTTGATAGAGCGTTAAAGAGAAAAAATACTAAAAAAGCACCAAATGATTTCCGAGCGTGGCAAGGCGACAGAAAAGGCGGTTTTGATTATAGAAAGACCGCTAGAGAAAAATTTGGTGAAGATACTGGACGATATAAACCTGAACAAAAGGTTATTTCTAAGATGTGGCAACAACTTTTATGGAGAGATTAAATGACCGTTAATCGTAAGCGTTGCGGTTTATGCCAAGCCCCGAATAGAGAAGAACTTGAATCGGCTCTTGAAACAGGACAGGCGAGTTGCGACGAATTAGACACTATTCATAACTGGAGAAGTGGAACTGCGGCACAACATCAAAGAAATCACATGGGCGAATACAAAATGTCGTCTAATCCTCAATGTGTTCTATGCACAGACCCAATGAGGAAACACTACGAACAAGCGTTAAAAGAAGGTAATATCTCAAGTGAGGCTGTTTCTTCTGCCCTCAACACCACAAAAACGCAGGTGCAAAGACACATGAAGCACCACCTGACACCAATAGTGCAAGAATCTGCGGCCATGATGATAGCGAAAAAGGAAGTTAATGAAGTTGATTTGCTATCAAATAACGTACAGAAGTTAGATATGCGTTTAGAGCAGGTATTCAACGATTTAGGGAATGACCTCGACCCTAAGATGATTGATGCCTTAACTAAGTTAGCAAGAGAGATTAGAGAATCTTTGAAGTATCTTATGGAGTTTAAGGGTAAATTGATTCACAAGAGACAGGACACTATTATTGTCGCACAGATGCAAATTGTTCAAGAAGTGCTTGCACAAAACAATCCTGAGATTTGGTTGGATATTAAACAGAAAATGCAGGAGAGATTACAATGACTTGGCAAATTATATTGAAAAAGCCATATTCTATTAGTGGAACAGAAACTCCTTTTCTATATCAAGGCAGCCAATCCGAAAAAGATACGGGCTATTGGACTCCTTATTTTAATCAAGCCGTAGTTTATGCCGTCTATGGTTCGGAGGCAAATACAAAAAAACCTATGAAAGATATAGGAAAGCCTACAATAAAGCAAGCAAAAGAATCTAAAGAAAATATTGATTTGAAGGATGACCCCGAAAAAACAATGGCGGGTATGGGTAAGTTAGACTATACTTTGGTTTCTAATAAAGAGGTTAAAGAAGCAATAGATGAATTGATTGGGGAATTGGAGTTTGTAGGTTATGATGATTTTGAGAGAAATGGGGTCAATTATGCTTCACCCGAACAATTCAATCAGTTAATGGAAACTACTGCACAGTTCTATTCAAATGAAGATAGAATACAACACGCTAAGAAAATGCAGGAGAGACTACAATGAAGTGGCAAGAAATTATTAAAAGAGGATATGCAGGAAGAGGCGATGCCTTTGACTTTAAAGAATACGGTGCATCTCCAACAAAAAGAAGTGCTTTAAGAAGAAGAAAGGCTGGAAGAATATATACTGATAAGCCAAGAAAACCTCTTTCTCCTGAAAGACAACAACAGGCAAATAAAAAAAGAGCCGAAACTAAGAGGCTCAATGAAGAAAAAAGGCTAAGAGAAGAAAAGGCCAAAAGAGAAGCGAGATACACAGGTGGTCAATTTTTAGATAAACCTGAAGAAGAAGAAAAAGAACCATTTAATCCTTTTACTGTTCGGAGAGATTAATATGAATTGGTTTGAGCAGTTAAAAATGATTCCATCGGACAAAAATACTTTGGCCTTTGTAATCGTCAATGCTGCTCAAACAGAAAAAGCAGTTGAAGAAATTAAAAATCTGCGAACTGAACCACAAACATTGAAAAATATTCTTCGTCAAGTAGATGCAGGAACAATTGACCTGCAAAAATTAAAAGATTTATACGGGCAACCTCCGTATGGCGACCAAACTCTTGAACAAATGAAAGAAAATGTTCAAAAATTGAAAGATGCCGCCAGTTTTATGACAATTGATGACGTTAGAAAGTTAATCAAAGAGGCTTTAGAAGCCAAAAAAGGTACAAATCAAGCAAAAGTTGATGAAATTTTGCAAAATATTGAAGAAAATGCTGATTTAAGTAAGAGAACTCTTCAAGCCAACCGAGATATTAGAGACTCTTTGGATATTTTGCGTGAAAGAACGGGTCAATCTGTCATTATGTTTGAAAATCCACCATCAAATGAGCAACTTTTAGTAGATTTTGCTGAAGCAATTGGTGGAGAATTTAAAGAAGGCTCTATTTTAACAGATTTAAAGTCAGATTCTGAATTAATTAGCCGAATGATTACAAAAAAGGGAGATTCTAAAGAAACTCTTGATGAAAAGAATAAATTAAGAGAGACTTATAACGCAATCACTAGAGATGAAAGCGGAAAAAAGACAAATACCAAAATGTTATTCATTTCGGGTAACGTATCTGTTGATATTGACGACAAAGTTCGTGAAAAGAAAATTTTTGTTGCTTATGGACAGAAAATGACAGTCGTTGAACCCTTTTCTGGTGCATCTGTACTTAAATATATTAAAGCAGTTGATAAAATCAAGGGAAGCACAAGAGCATTTAGGCCAAAAAAGTTACCAAACGGCGCTGATTTTCCAAATATTATATTTTTGGAGAAGGGCAGCAATAAATCCATGAATGTTAATCCATTCGCTAAGATTATTCTATCAAATGAGTTTCCTCAAGACTGGGCAAAACCATTTTTTAATGCAGTAAGAACTCAAGAAACACTTTCAGACAAAAATGCCTTTGAATTGATTATTGATGAGATTTATAATGCCCTTGTTGAAGGAGAAAACACAACAAAGCGTGGATTAAACATTAGAACTTTTACTGGTGAAGATGGAATAGAAATTGCAGGTAGAAGCAGAAAGGAAATTACTGCTGATATTCGTAAAAAGATTGCTGATAGCGAAAGATTAGAAAATACTATCGCTGAAAAACAAGAAGAACTGCAATTAGAACAATTAAGTTTTCTTGAAGGTAATTTTACTGTAAAAGAAGCGGTTGCTTATGAAAAATATCTCGAAGAGATGGGTTATGAGCAAGGAGAAGATTATACTATCGAATATTTTAAAGATGGTGTTTTAGTTCCAGTTAATAGGCCAAAGATAGATGAATCTGGTAGTCAAGTTAGAGATGAAGAAGGCAAAATTATAATGGAAAACATTGATGCTAAGAAATTAGCCAATTATGCTGAAGTGAAAGTAGATGAAGGAGATGGACTTCAAAAGGTTACTCCCGAAGAAGCATATTCTGAAGGAGTTAGAGCAAAATCTGCTAAATTTGGAGAAAAGGAGAAGAAAAGATATGAAAATAGACTTAAGACTCTCCAAGAAAAATTAGATGCAGCCAAAGAAAAACAGAAACAATTTAAAGAAGATGTTGCTGAAGAAACAATGGCAAGGTCAAAGGCAAAGATAGCAAATTTAGAAAAAGACATCGAAGAAACTAAGAGAATATCTTCTGAAGGCCGAAGTCAAACAGATATTTCTGAACAGGCTGAAAGAATGCGCCAAGAACTTCTAAACATGACTGATTTTGAACAATATTTGTTAGTTATGTCTAAAAAATTAAAAGATACAGGCGGTTTGATTGGTCTTGCTGACCGTTTAGAAAATGAATCAAGATTTGACTCAATAACCCCTGAAAAGAGTTTAGCGTTCTTTGCTCAAGTTGATGAGTTGGCAGGAGATGAAGAAGTGAGGAAAGCATTTAAGACCATAGACGATAACCCCGACTCAACGAAAGCGGAAGATGCCGCTAAGAAATTAAATGACAATATGGTTAAGATTATCCAAAATATGCAGGATGAGATTATTGAAGCATTTAGATTAGTACTCGAAAAGTTTGCTAAAAAACCAGCACAATTCCCAGACAATCAAGTAATTTTAGCAAAGAAACAATTTGTAGAAAAATTCGGTCTTTTAACATTAGGTGAGTAAAATGGTAGAACTAAGTCGTGAAGAAAAAGAAATGCTAGATTTGTCTACTGAAAGACTTGCTGATTTAGCAAGAACAACGGACGCTTCTGAAAGAAGAACTGAAATTAATAAAATTGTTACTCGATTTGAAAATCGTTTAAAAGAAGACACTCTTATGATTACAGATGCAGGTCAAAAAGAAAAGGCCATGCAAGAAATTAAAGAAAAGAAGAAGGCAGCAGTTAAACTTATTCGTTCTAGTCTTAAAGATAAAAAGTTTAAAGGAGAAACAGCGCAGGTAAAGGGATTAGAAACTAGTGTTGGGGCTTTTTTAAGTTTAAATCTATACGCCAAAGGAAGCAAAATTAGTGCTAATGAGATAATGAACACTAAAATTAATGACCCGATAGATATAAGAAATCCCAAGCCTGAAGTTTTAAAAGATATTGATACTGCTTTGGCAGGAAATATTCCAGAAAATCTTAGGCATAATCTGACTCAAATTAAAGAAGTTCTTGAAGATAGATTGGATGTTGCTGAATATAAAGAATTTAAGATTAATATTAATAAGTACTTAGGAGCAGTAGATGTTTCTAAGAAAGACGTTCGTAAAGAAATTTATGAGTATTGGACTCGTATTGGAAATCTTTATGAGCAATTTGAAGAAGACTTGACAAACTTCTTCATTGAAGTAAAAGATATTGATTTTCCTGAAGAAATCAAAGATACCTTTAATAAACTTTACAGGCAAGCAGGAAATACTAATTTAGAATACATTGCTAAATTCCCAGTTATCGAACAAAGGTTTGAGTCTGGTTATCATCGTTTCTTTAACATTATTGCTCATAGATTGGCTTTAGACAGAATGACTGTAAAAGAAGATGACCAAAGCGGATATGCTGATGACCCGAAATCATTCGGGGATGTAAATGCTTCTTTAGTACAGTATCTTGAAGGTTCTTTAGCAGCATCCAGCAGCACCGAAGGTGGTACAATAGATATGAATATTGTTGATGAATTAGAAGAATTACTTCAAACAAAACTTCGTTGGGATGAAGATTATGAGGGAGTTATGCAACGTGCTGACCCATTATTGGTTTATGAATATAATAGAGGAACAAAACTTATTGCTATCAATGACCAAATGGAAACCGAAATTCTTTCTCTTTTGGAAGATATGGAAGAACAATTAGAAGAGGCTGATGATTATGGCGAGGTTTCTTTAGAAACATCGGCTGATATTGCAGAATGGTTAGACCAAGTAGAAAACACTCAAATTCTTGATGAAAGTGAAACAAAAGATATGTGTCTACCAATATCAGTTTTAGCAAATACAACGTTTGCAAAAATGTATTCACAGAAAAAATTCGTTTCTGTTGAAGAAGGAGAAGATATTACTTTTGATAATCTTGCCAAGATTAAAGATTTCTTTAATGATTTATATGACCTTTTAAGCGGAGAGGATTTTAGGGCTGAAGTAGAAACAAGAAGCACAAAAGGACGAAGAAGAGGAAGCGTCATGGAAGCGAGAGATGCAAGAGGTTCAAGTGTAACTGAAATCGGTGGAGGTAAAATTCCTTTGTCTTTAAATCAAAAAGGTGAAATTAGAGACGAATTACGTGGGTTTAAAACAGAATTACAAAAGATGTTAGATTCAGCAATTGCTTATTATTTTGACCCTCTTTATAGTGGAATGATGCCTATTGAGATTCCTGCGTTTGGTTCTAGCATTGGTTCAAAAGTTATTCAAACAATGAGTTTAGAATTAGGAATGGAAACTGTTATGTCGGGTGCTTATGATACTCTCTTTGAAGGCTCAAGAGAAGAGATTGATACTGGCGATATGGTCGCTATTGCTGATTTCTTGGACAATATCTTTATGCCTGAGATTCAAATTGATGGCGGTTTGATTGTTGATGGTATAGAATTTGCTGATGCTTTAACTGAAATTTTTGGTGAAGGAACAAGGGAAAGAAATAACAATTATGCTGCTGCATTAATTCATCACTATATGAAAGAAACTAATGATTTGAAGAGAGAAGGTAAAGACTTTGAAGGAAAATCTATTAAAGAAAGAGCAAAACTATTTTATAACGATTTTAAGGCTAGAAAGCCATTCCCTGTATTCGCATTACCTCATTGGTTGGACATGAATCAAGGTATTCTAACAAAAGGAAAACCTGCTAAAAAGACAGCATATAATAGATTAAAGGCTATCTTTGAATCGGCTCAAGTGGATTTACCTGTTCTTCTTCACAAGTTATTAAAGGCCCACGATGTAATTAGGCAAGAATTAGGAAAGCCTATCATTTACGCACAGATTCCTATGAATGAGTATGGAATTAACAAGATGATTACAAAGATGCAGGTTGATGAAAACATTGATTTGACTTCGTTTGAAGTGGAGCAAATCATTAAGGCAGTAGATTCTCACGACAATATTTCAAAGGAATACGGAATTAGTGGTGAACAAGTATATATGATTAAAGCATCTTTTAGGTGATGTTTCATGCCTAAAGTTCTCCCTGCGATTTTTTCATATGAAGATATGAAAAGTAGGTTTGCTCAAGATAATCCTGACGACCCCTATACTCGCAGGGCTGATTTAGAATCTGGTATCTATGCTTTAGATAGTTGGCTTATTCGTGTTGATGATGATAATAAAGCAATATCAACAGTTGGATTTAAAGAACATCCATCACATACTGTTGTTGGTGGAATGTATGCTAGTGCTAAGGGAAGAGAAATTGGTGGAAATAATCGAGCATTACAGATAGCGAGAGAACCGCAGTTGAATCAATCAAAACCATTAGTTGCGGCATTTGGACATAGAGATGGAGATAACGCTCGTTGGATTGCTAAAGCAAAACAAAACGGATGGAAGTTTCCCGAAGATAATGACTTCCAACAGGTTTCTCAAATGCTACCTGAACAAATAGTGAATGCTTGGAATAGTGCATATCCTAATGGTAATTGGGCTATTCGTTCTATTCGTGGTGAAGGTGATTTTGCAAAGTGCGTATTTATTGACGACCCTACGCCAGCATGGTTTAATCTGTTAAAATCAAACCAAAGAGGGTGGAGAGATATTATTAAGTGGCAACCTTCTCAGCCTCCATATGAAAAATTTACAGGCTATAATACTGATTCTGGTGGCTATGTATCAATGATTCATGAAGAATTAAACAATCCAGAAACAATGGAAACAACTGATAATCGTTTTATTGTTACAGGTCATTACATTTATAGAGGCAAGGGAGGAGAAATGAAAGGCGACGAGCCAGCAAGAGTTCCTAAACATATTGCTAATGAAGAAAGTTTGCAGTATTTTGGAGAAAAAATTATGCAAAGCGGATTTGATGCAAAACGAGGATATTTCCCAGTTTCTAAGAATAGTAAGGTTAAGGTTTTATTTGATATTGTAGATGAGGGCGAGTATTTACCACAACAACAAGGAACAGACATTAGAAATAATAGTGGAGGCAAAGTTATAGTCTTTACAACAATGTTTGCTACTGATGAGCCTGAAGATTCAAAATACTTTCCTATGTGGGATGATGAAGAAGAAAGTGAGCAATTGACTAGTAAAAAACCAGAAAATAATCAATTGACTGTTAAAGAAGCAGAAAAGATGTTTAACGAATATGGAGTTAGTGGATATACTAATACCCATAGAGTAAAAAGTTTATTAGCCATTTTGAAACTTAGAGGAACCGATGAAAACAAAATTAAACAAATAGAAGAATCTCTTCAAGATTATGCAGATGGAAAGGCTGAGAGTGGTGAAGAATAATGGAACTTGAAGCCTTCAATTTTGAACATGAGATGGATATGCAGTTATCCAAAAACTCATTTCCTTATTTCTTTCAAAATGTATTAGGTTTTGATTTCCCATCATACATACAGGAATGGCATGAATTAATGAACACTACGCAAAGGACTGTAATTATTTGTTCAAGAGACCACGGAAAATCTGTATTTATGCATTCATGGGTTGTATGGAAATTAATCTTTGAAGAGCCTCCATATCAAATGCTTTACATTTCTTCTAACCAAAAACAGACTTTAGTTCACATGAGAGATATTGACAAGATGTTTACTCATCCTATGCTCAAAAAATTTAAACCTGCAAGAGGTTGGGCTATTGGAAACATTACATTGACAAATGGCAATCAAATCCTTGAAAGGTCGGTTGGTTCTCAGATTCGTGGACTTCACCCTCAAGAGATTATTATTGACGACCCTTTGAAAGAATTTAGTATGACTGGTATTCAAAAGGTTACGGATTGGTTTTATGGGGATATGATTCCTACACTTCACCATACTGCATCTTTGCGTGTTATTGGAACACCGTTTAGTTATACAGATATTTACCAGCAATTATCAGAAAATGCTGCTTATACTGTTAGAACATATCCGTGTTTAAATGCACTAAACGAACCGTTGTGGCCTGACCGTTGGAACTATGAGGCGTTGATGGCTCGTAAGGCAGAAGTTGGTTCTTTAATGTTCACAAGAGAATATATGTGTGTGCCTATTTCAACAGGAACATCTCTCTTTAATCCAGAACATTTGGATAATGCAAAGAATAAAGATTTGGTTTTAAAACCATTGAAGCGTGAAGGATATAAATACTTTATAGGCGTAGACCCTGCTATTTCAACAGATGGAGACTATAACGTGATTACTGTTCTTGAAATGGATGAGAACGAAAATAAATCCATTGTATATATTGACCGAGCAAAGAACGTTCAATTTCGTGAGAATATACAGAAGGTGAAATTATTAAACCAAGTGTTCAGACCAGAAGTTATTCTGTTTGAAACAAATACATTCGCTAAATCTTTTACTCAGGAACTTCGTCAAGTCGCAGATGTAAATGTTCATGACTTCGATACAACCCGAAGAAAGAAACAGGAGATTATTCTCAATTTACAAATGACTCTTGAAAATGGAAAGATTAACTTCCCATACGGCAACGAAGAGAGTAGAAAAGTTTCTTCTTTATTGATTGAAGAAATGTCGATGTTTGCTATTACTGAACGAGGAAAATTTGAAGGAATTGGAGCGCACGACGATATGGTTATGAGTCTTGCTTTAGCAAATGCAGCCACATATCAAGCATCAGATAACTTCATACTGCTTGACGATTTAGGGCTGTTTGGCGATGAACCACAACGGCCACAACGAGGCTATTCCTCTACCATAGGTTTGAATTTTTGAGGTATTTATATGACAGAACAGGCAGATAAATACCGTCAAGCGGCTCAACAAATGAACCGTTTAGCCGATTTAGATGAAGAAGAAGAAGAAGTCAAAGATAGCATAGAAACAGAACTAGATACTGAATTGAAGAGTATCTTTAATAATTCTTATGTTATGTCTGAGCATGAAGAAATTGTTAAATTATCTAATGCTTTTAATATTAATGCCAGTGATGCAAGAAAGAGGCTTTCTGTTTTTCCCAATGAATATATTGTTCAGGAACATTCAATTCCTGATTTAGTTAGAAAGATGCGAAAGTCTCGTAGAGCATTAAAGGGAGAACATCGAACAAGAATGTCTAAAGCAATTGATACAATGATTGATGCTTATACAGACCATTTAAACAAGTGCATTGATTCTATTACATGGCTATCTGATTATCAAGTTCCTTTGCGTAAGATGAGATATAATGAAAAAGATTTATCTAAACTTCATAAGATGAAGAGTTCTGAATTAAGAAGAGAAACGATTGATGCTCTTTGTAAATACTGGGAAGCAGAATTAGAACAGAATGGAATGGCTTATGGAAAAGAATACTCCGTATTGCATAAGACAATGAGTTTAGCAAAGAAAGAATTTAGAAATGCTATTGGTAAAATAACAGACCAGTCTTTAACAAAATCAAAGAGACAAAGAACAGAAGATTTCATTCTTAAAGCAGTTTGTGAAAATCCAGGAATTAATGCTGCTGGAATACACGAAAGAATGCCTTCTACTTTACATAAAGCATCAAGCCCTAATTCTATTTCAAAAGCCATTAAGAAGTTAGAAATCACTTCTATCAAGGGTAATTATTACAAAGTTCCTTCTATGATTAAGAAAAACATTTGGGCTTATACTGCTGCATTTATTGACTCAGATGGTTATATTACTCTTGACCGCAATATGAATCCAAGAGTAGGATTAGTAGCAACAGGAACAAGGGGTCGTGCATTCATGGAAGAAATGCATAAGTCTCTTGGTTTTGGTCGTATGCACTTAGACCAAAAATCTCCACAGGCCACTCGATTAATTAACAGGTTAAACTTTTATTCTCAAGATGACGTAACAAAATTATTGACAAAGTGTTTGCCTCATTTTAGATTAAAGAAAGGAAACGCTAAATTACTTCTTGAATTGATTCGTATGAAGAAATCTTACAAGAAAGCAGATTGGTATAAAGGCCGTTGTGATGAGATTTTTAAGTTAATGAAATGGGAAAACCATAAAGACCATGTGGGGTTTGATTGGCTAAAAGAAGGCATTTATTTAGATGATATACAAAAATACAAAGATAATTGTAAGATGTCAGTTATGGATGAAATGGAAAACATTGGAACTATTATTAAGGGTTCTTCTAATCCATATTTAAGAGATAGAAAAAATTTAGGTGATAGAGAAGTAGATTTCATTATTTCTACTACTGAAAAACTTTTAAGAAAGAAACCTGAAAATCTTGATGAAACAGGTAATAAAATATTTAAGGAATTAGAAAAAGCACATTTAATGTATAGGTCTGGTCAAAATTATAGTTATGCCATTGGAAGAATGCATAAATATATTAAAGAACACATTAAAAAATATGGAAAAATATAGGAAGTGAAAAAAATGGAATGGCAGGATATTTTAAAGAAAAAGAAAAAGAAGAAATCTACTGTAAATCAGTCTGGAAACTATACAAAACCTGGAATGAGAAAAAGAATTTTTAATAGAATTAAACGAGGAACAAAAGGTGGTGCGGCAGGTCAATGGTCTGCAAGAAAAGCGCAGATGTTGGCTCAGGCGTATAAGAGGGCTGGTGGCGGATATAAAAATTAATTGGCGTAATATTCTTAAAGCCAAATCAAAAAGGCAACAAGACTTATCTACTTGGACTGATGAAGATTGGGGAAGTGCTGAACAACACCGAGCAAAAGCAAAAGGAAAAAAAGCACCATCTAAGACTAAAGGAAGATATATGCCGAAATCAACTTATCAAAGAACAGATAAAAAAACCTTAAGGTATCAAGACGCAAAGAAGAGAAAAGGTCGCAAAAAAGGTATTCAGCATGTTCCAACAGGAAAGAAGTTTAGTCAAAAGTGATTATGATGTGGCAAAAAATCTTAAAGGCTGACCCAAAGAAAGGAACAGGTAAGAAACCAAAAGGTTCAACAAGAAGATTATATACAGATGAAAACCCAAAAGATACTGTTCCTGTAAAGTTTAAAACAGCAAAAGATGTAAGAGGAACATTTGCAAGCGGTTCGTTTAAATCAAAACCACATAAGAGACAATCACAAATAATTAACTTAGTTGAACAAAGAGCAAGAGTGGCGGCTAAAAGAGCAAAAGACCCTGAAACAAAAAAGAGATTAAATGCAGCACATAAGGTAGCCTTAGCAAGAAAAGAATCAAGCAAAAGAAAAACGGAGAGGATGAAGAAATGAAATGGGAAGAAATACTAAAACAAGATGTTAGCGAATTAGAAAAGATTGCTAAAGAGTTAGATAAAGCAATTGCTATGCATACTAGCCAAGCGAAAAGGATTCGTGAATATGTTAAAAAAATAAAAGAGAAGTGATAAATAGTGCCAATAACCAAAAAGAAGGACGGCTTTTATTGGGGTTCAAAAGGCCCATTTAAAACAAGAAAGAAAGCGGTTCAAGTTGCACAGGCGGCTTATGCTAGTGGTTATGTTAAAAAAAGTTGGTTTGATATTCTTAAAAAAAGAACTTGGCAAGGAAAGTTATCAAAGGATAAAAGTAAAATTTTACAAAGGAGTCCTAAAATAAAGTTAGATATTCCAAAAATGAGTTATCCAAAAGAGGAAACAGAAATACCTGCTATATTAAAGGTTATGAAAAAAAAGAAACTTACACCAAAACAAATGAAAGATTCTGACTTAAAACCAGAAATAGAAATGTTTAAAATAGTTGATGCAAATAAAAAAGATTATGAAGATTTTATGAAGGACATAAACTATTATGCCATCTCTTTAAAAATGAAATATCAAAGACCACGACCTCACGAAATTTCAGATAAAATTCAAACAACAAAAACAAAAACAGATGATACTCCTGCATTTCCAAGTGGACACTCAATGTTGGCTCATGGATTAGAAAAAGTATTAGGAAAGAAATACCCAAACAAAAGGAAAGAACTTAAAGAAATGGCAGATAGGATTTCTTTATCAAGAATGCAAATGGGAAGTCATTATCCAAGTGATATTCAAGCAGGAAAAAAATTAGGCTATATGATAGGTGATAAGTATGACTAACTGGCAAAATATATTAAAAAAACCATTTAAGGAAGACCCTGATGAAATGACTGATTTTATGAATATCAGTCCTAGAATGAAAATGGCAAAATTAGAGCGTCAAATTCTTAGAGAGATAGAGAAGGAAGGCGGAGCATTGGGAATGAAAAACCTAAAGCAATTCGGCAAAGAATCAAAAATCAAACAAGCCCTATCTAAGTTAAGAAAGGAAGGTAAAATCTTTATGCACGAAGATGGAGATATTTATACTCATAAACCAGAAGATATTGAAAAATTTGGACTTCAATTTCAAGATGATAATGTAAAATTTGCATATAATCAAGCCTTTAAACAGTATGGAAAAAGACTTAAGAATGAAATGAAACGGGTTTATAAATTTAATAATAGACCAATAACTCAACAAGACCTTGACCAAGCAAAAAGAGCAATTGGTTCACAAGGAGTTTCCTCTCTTCCTTCTATGAGGCAAACTGGAACAAATATGCAAAGAGGGTGATATAATGGAAGAATGGCAAGAAATTCTTAAGAAGAAACCTTTCAAGGGTTATAACAAAAAGATTCACGCAAGAACAGGTGGATTAAGTGCTAAAGGTCGTGCCAAGTTTAAGCGTGAACAAGGTTCTAATTTAAAGCCACCAGTTACTACTAAACCAAGTAAATTAAAAAGAGGCAGCAAAGCAGCAAAAAGGCGTAAATCTTTCTGTGCGAGGTCAAGAGGATTTAAACGAGCCGACGGAACTTATAGTGAAAAAGCAAGAGCCGCCCGAAGAAGGTGGAACTGTTGAAAGTATTAGGAAATCATAATTTTATGTATTGCGGCATATGTTACGCATTTGGAGATAAACCATTTGGATTCTGCAATTTATGTTGGATTGCACATGGCAAACCAAAAGGGATGAGTGAATCAAAATGGCAATGACATGGAAAAAATTAAAAGAAGGTATTCTAAATGATGAATTGCCAAGAGATAGAACTAAATATGTTAGATATTCTAATCTTGCCTCTATCAATCAAAGAATGGTTATTTATTATTTAAAGTTAGGATTTAGAAAACCTGAAAATAGAGCCACCTATTTAAAGGGTATTTTAGATGAAATGCTTCGTTCAAGCAACGAAAGATATGACATAGAGGATAGAGGCCAACCATGACCGAAGCGTTGATAGGCAAGGATAGCGTAGGATTAAAACAGGGGGTGTAATTCATGGTTGAAGAAAAAAGAAGATTTAGTATCACTAACTTGTTTAGGAGACAAACTCCTAAACCTGCCGATAGAAAAGTCTACAATATGGGTATTCAGGAAAGAGAAACCAATCACATGATGACTGGCCCAATTATCTATAATATTGTTAATCAATCAGTTATTGCGAGAACTTGTATTACTCAGTTAAAACAAGAAGTATTCAGAAGAGGTTATGTTTGGGAAAAGGCATATGAAGCAAGATGTAATAATTGTGGTAAAGAACATAAAAGACCAGTCCAAGAATGTTCAAGGTGTGAATCTTCTGATTTAAAAATTCCTGATGTTAAACAATTAGAATACGCTGAGAAATTCATTGAAGGTTATGTAAATAAATCTGAACAATTATTTATTGATGTATTGCAGGAACTTGAAGATGATTTAAACATTATGGATGATGCTTACATCGTTCTTGTTAAAGAGTATTTTATTGATGGCAATGGTAAAATTAGAATGCACCGCATTAAAGAAGTTTATCGGGGCGACCCAGTTACTATGTTTATTTATAGTGATGAAAATGGACAAAGAGGAACGAAAGGATTTACCTGTGTAAATCATCGTGGTGTTATTCATAAAGACCCGCATGAAAAATGTGAAGTTTGCGGTAGTAGTCTATTTCCTGTTCATTATGTTAATAGAGTAAAAGGAGATGACCAACACTTTTTGAAAGGAGAAGTGTTGCACTTTAGTAAATATAGTCCTTCTCGTCTTTATGGTATGTCTCCAGTTATTACTTTGTTTAATAATATTATGACTCTTATTGCTATGGAGAACTATGTTAATCAATCATATACTAAGAGTAGAATGCCGAGAGGGTTACTTGCAGTTCAAACCAGAAATATGGATTCAATGCGTTCCTTTTGGCGTTCAGTAAAAGAAAAAATGGAGGCAGACCCGCACTTTATTCCTGTTATGGGAATTGAAGCCGAAGGAGGAAAAGGTGCGGTTGAATGGATTAAATTCATGGACAGTCTCAAAGAGATGGATTATGTGTCTGTTAAGGATGATTTGAGAGATAGAATCTCAGCATTTTATGGTGTAAGCAAGGTATTCATGGCTGATAATACCACAAGCGGTGGATTAAACAATGAAGGTATGCAAATTCTTGTTACAAATAGAGCCGTTCAAAAGGCACAGACTGTCTATAATAATTATGTTTTCCCATTCCTTGTAAAACAATTTGGTATTACAGATTGGAATTTAAAACTACCACCAAGCGAAGAGGAGGATGAAATCGCAGTTCTTCGTAAGCGTGAGATTGAAGTCAATATCGCTGCATCAACAAAAAATTTAGGATTTGAAGTTGATATGGATGAAGATGGTCAATTTACGTTTAAAAAACCTGAACCCGAAGAAAAACCTGAAGGACAGGGAGAAGAAGAAAAAACGGAAACTGACCCCTATGCAGGAACAAACATTGATGCTTCGCAAATGGGTCAAATGCAGGAACAGGCTTTACAGGGTGGAAGTAAGCCACAGGAGAACCCTGCGACCACAAGAAATAAACCCTCCATGAGCGTAGCCCCCGATAAGAGGATGTCGGGATTGCCATTAGATGCTGGAAATCAAAATAACGACAGAAGAACAGAAAGGAGAGTTGGTTAAGATGAATTGGAGAGAATTAATTAGTAAAAGAAAACAAATTAGAGATAAATCTCGACAAAAGCCACAAACAAGAATGTCTGGTGGAAAGCCCAGCATAACTCCCGTAGGAAGAACAGATGACCCTTCATTTGATTCTATGTTTGGAGAAAGATTGGATAATTTGGCTGAAATGACAAGAGAAGATTTAGTAGATGCTATTACAGAAAAAATTTATAGAATGTCAAAAGAAGAACTTATTGAAATTTTAGAAAGAACACAAGGAAATTTAATGGAGGCGAAAATATGAGTGAAGATTTAAACCAAAAGCAAAGAAGATTAACAAAAGAACTAGCCCAAGTAAAGGCTTTAACTGCACAACAGAACAATAAAGTAAAGAAGAACCGTGATATGTCTGTCGGATTACCACCAGATACTTCTCATAAGGCTATGCCTTCTTCGGCAGATAATCCTGATGTTATTCTATTACCCTCTAAGAAAAGAGGAAAGAAAGAAAATATTCCCTTTTGAGGTGATTAAATGTTTTATGAATTAGCCAAAGATAAGTCGTTGATAAGTGTTTTAAGAAAGGCTAATTTAGATGAAGAGACCTCTTTATTAGTTAATGAGGGGGCTAATGTTTCTTTAATTAAGGATTCATTAGTAAATAATCTTACTTCTCAAAACATGATTGAATATCGTAGATACATTAAGATTGCTAAGAATGAAGAAGAGGAAGAAGAAAGAAGGGCTGAAGAACAAAGGGCTGATGAACAATCAAGTCTTGAAGAAGGCGAATCTGATTTAACAACTGAAGAAGAAATCTATTCTGATGAAGCAGGAAGACAAGCGAGATTAGAAGAGGAAGCCTATGGTTCAAGAATTGATAGGCAATCTGAAGAAAAAGATGCTTATAAAGAATTATCTTTATTAGATTATCAAAAAGATATTCTTTTAGATATCGCTGAAAAAGCAAATGTTCAAGTTATTGAAAAGAGAATAAGAAATAAAACGAGAAAAGTCACCGTAGTTAGAGGGGCTATGAAAGAGTATCTTAAATTGGGTTCTTCTGCTGCTACTGGTAAATTACTTTCTACTTTAACACTAATTAAGAAAGACCCTGATTACTTAAATAATAAGTATGGAAAACTTTTAGTTGATGGGATTTTGACTGGTAAAAAATATAATATAAGTAGAACCCAAAGAGAAGAAGAAAGAACAGGAAAAGATATTGATGTTAATAGAATAGATAGAATGCTTAAAAGTATTTTAGATTTAACATATGAAGTTGAAGGAAAAGAACCAATTGATTTCTTAAAGGTCTTTGAAATATTATATACTCAAAAAGACCCATATGGAAGAAAACCAAGAGCACTTGTTGATAGGCCAAGAGTCAAAAGAGAAAGACTACTCATGATGGAAAGAGCCAAAAAGAAAAATGTTGATTTAGGCGTGAATACTCAGTATGAAAGAGCGTTAAGAAAGGTTGAGGCTGTTCAAACTAATAATAGACAGATTATGACAACTAGAGTATTTCTTGAAAACAAAATCAAACAATTAGAAGAAATCCTTAAAGATAAAGATAAAATTGTTTCTAGAAAAATTAGTAAATTAAATGCTTCGCTTAAAAGAGTCATATCTTCGGGAAGAGTTAAGGATATTCAGGCTTTAACTAATACTTTTAATGATATTAACCAAAATAGAGAAAAATATGTAAGTGAAGCCACTCAAGAATTAGAAAGAGAGATTGCTCAAGAAAGAAGAAAACTTGAGCGATTAAAGACAGACCTCGATGCTTTTGACCAAGATGAAAATGTTAAAGAACTCGGAAAGTTTTTGGGAATGTTTAGAGAATTAGAGCCTTCTACTCCTGTTAAGAAAAAATTGACAAAAGGCATTAATTTGTTGTCTTATCTAAGGAGATATTCTAATCAAATGGCTAAAATTACCCGTGAATCAGAAGGGGAAATCACTCAAGGTTTTACTGAATTTATGATGGAAAATCCTGATGTTAGGGTAGTGGACGGTGTTTTTGAAGGATTCCCCACTCTTAATGCTGCTAAAATGACTGAATTTGAAGAAGCATCTGAAAAGTATCAAGAAAGGTCAAATGCATTAGGAGGCATTATTGAAGAATTAAAGAGTCTTGCTAGCGGAGAGGAAGAATAATGACATGGGATTACTATGGAGAGGGAGAAGATTTTATTCTCAAAGAAGAGAAAAAAAGACCTAAGAAACTTCTTGATTCGTTAGATGCTAAAGGAAGAAAGAAGTTAAAGAAAACACTTCAAGCGGCTGAACCAACAGAATTTTTTGGTCAAGACTTTACTAAACTGGGTGAATTAATTTCTACTCTTAAAGAATTAGAATTGGTTAAATCAGATAAGAAGTTAAACAAGAAAATGAAGTCAATGGATGAAAGGAACATTGATATAGTGGCCACTGCTACCAAACTTCGTAAAGAGTATGAACTTCTTTATAGGCAATTAAGAGATTTAGTCCATCCAAGAGGAAAGAAGGAGGAAAAGAGATGACAGAAGAAAGTATTAACAAAGATGTATTAGAAATCATTAAGGCTTTAACTGCTAAGGTTGAAGCATTAGAAAAGACCATTTATGCAAAAGATAGTCTTCTAATGAAAGCAGGTTTGGTTATTTCTGAAAGTCCTACTCCTGCTATGGATAATACCGTTGGCGGTATTGATTCATTACCTACTACTGATGTTTCAAGTATGGATTGGTCTGAAATTCATAAGATGGTTTCAAAGATGGAGTGATTTAAATGCCTGAGAGAGTTACAAGAGAAGAAAGAAAAATTAGTCTTATGATTGAAAAAGCGAGAGATGCAAAGGAAATACTTTATCAATCGCTGATGGATAATAATAGAAATCCTATGGATGATGAATCAGAAGCGTTTAAATTAAAGCGACCAAAGGCTGAAAATTATAACTACAAGGCCGAATCAAACGATGGCCCCGATACTTTTCATGCTTATGCAGGAGAAATCACAAAGATGGTAAAGTTATTAAAGAACATTTTACCTGAAGATTATGAAACAAATCCTTTCTTAGATGATGAGAAAAGAGTTAAGTTAATTAGTCAAATTGATGGTCTTTCCACCATGCTTTCTGGTATGGCTAAGCAGATTAAAGAGGCAAAGATTAGCGAACAACCTGCAATTATGGATAAGATGGTTGAAATTAATCAAAAGTTAGCGGCTCTTGAAAAAGAATTATCCGAAGTTCCCGAACAAACTAAGTTTTATGATTCAGAATATTCGGGAGAAACATTAGACCCTGAATACGAAAGAAATAGATGATTCGTATGAAATTGGCTTCTATTGAGAAGGATAAGCAACCTTCCCAAGAAATTCTTCGTCTATTTGAAAAGACAAGAGTAGCCTATTTATCTGCTATTCACGACCCAACAGAATATTCGGGTCGTTGGCGTAAAGCCGTAGATATGATTACTGAATCATATGAAGAATCAGATGCCGCAGGAAAAGAAATGCGAAACTTTATTGATGAGAAGGATTTAGAAGATAAGGACACAAAAGACCCTACTTCAAGACAAGCGAAAGAACTGTATGAAAAAATAAAATTGCTTCGCTATTCGTCGCCTATTGTCGCTGACCCATTCGCATCTATGTTCAAGGATAATGTCCTTGAAGAATTATTGGATAATCCAGAAAGCATGGTTAAATTTGTGCATTATGCTTTAAGGGATGACAATAAAGCCCTATCTGATGACATTTACAGCGTTAAAGGGATGCAACCCGACACGATTACGGAGGGTCTTAAGGGTCTTGACTTAGAATCGGATGATATTGCCCTCTATATTATTGAGCATTACGGGGATGGAAAAGACTCAAAGAAGGTCGAATCCAAAGTAAAGGCTGCTATGGATATGTTAGAACTAATTTTCTTTTCTAAGAATGAAAAGAAGGATTGGGAAGAATTGAAAGATATTGAGGGAGTAGAGAAGTCTGTTCCTAATGATGAGAAAAAATCTATCTCTCAATTTATTGTTCCTAATAAACCAATGTATAGAATTTTTGAAGTTAAGGACATTGAGGAATTAAAAGGCTTTAGTGGCAATTGGTATGTTCAAGAAAAGTATGATGGCATGAGAGTACAATTACATAAAATAGATAATAAGGTTACTATTTATTCTTATAACGGTAAAGACATTTCTAGTAAATGTAAAGAACAGGTTGATGAATTAAAAAAGAAAGAATACGGTGATTGTATTTTCGATGGAGAATTAGTTCTCTTTGACGGAGATGAACCTCTCCATAGAGCAGATACTATCGCTCATGTATTCAAAGATAAATATAAAGAGGCTAAATTAAAGTGCCATGTTTTTGATATTATTAGGCATGAAGCACAAACATTAGCAGATGAAGAATTAGAAAATAGAATGACAATTTTATTCAACAACTATTCTTCTAAATCAGGAGAAGCAATTGCTTATCCATCAAAGAAAGATACTCGCCAAGCAGATAACTTAAAGGATATTGAAAAATATGCTGAAGAAATGATGGAAATTCCTACATCTGAAGGAGTAGTTATCAAAGACTCTACTTCAACATATTATATTGGAACAAAGAAAAATCCTAAATGGATTAAGTTAAAGAAGTTTGTTGATTTAGATGTTATTGTTTTAGATAAGAAAAAGACAAAAAGTAATCTTTATTCTTATACTGTTGGAGTTGGGCCAGTTGATGAAGAAATGACTGGTGCTGTTGAAATAAATAAGAGGCATTATTTGAATGTAGGCAAAGCATTGAATACAAAAATCGCAGTTGATATTGGGGAAATTATCCGAGTAAAGGTTGATGAAGTCAAAAAGAAAGGAGAAGGGTTTAGTTTATTCTCAGCGAAACCTATTGAGATACCTGAAGTAGAACACCCTGATAAATTAGTCACATTAGAATTACTTTCTCAAGACACCAAGAAGTCTTTAAATTATGATGTTGAGGCATTTACAAAAGGTGTTAAAATAACAGACCATATTCATGGAGAAGCCAATGTAATTATCAAATATGATTTAGATGGCTTTACTATTTATGGATATGAAAAAGATAATTTAATGTCTAAGAATGCCACAATGGACTTAGATATGTGGAAGCAACAAGCGATTGATATTATGAAGTCCAAGCAAAGTGATTTGACTGTGGCTTCCTTCCAATACTTAAAAATGAGTGGAGATAAAACTCCTAAAGAACTACATAACTTTTTGGTGAAAGAACATAAAGATTTATACGAAGATGTTCTTGAATCTGATGTAAAGAAGTTAAAGAAGTGGATAATTCTTAGAGATGGCATTAGTGAAAAAGAAGGAAAAATTTCTGCTGATGATGATAAAATTATGCAGGAAGAAGAAATCATGAAAGAAGATATTAAAGCGGTTGAAGGAGAATATAAAACACCTCCCGAATTAAGAGAAGGTGAATTTAAATTATACGCTAGAGAAGATGATAATTTAACTTTAGCAATTAAACTAAAGACAGAAAATATGTTCTGGACAATTGATATTGAGAATGAAGAAGAATTGTTTGATTTATTCGGGGCTGCTGGTAAATATCCAGCAGAAGTAGCAAAGACTGTAACTAAAGGAAAGGTCGTTGATTCTGGTAAAATAAAATTAGGTATTCAAAGAGATGGCTACCATGAATATTTCTTAGAAGGCAACAAGTTTGAAACTAAAATGCATTATAGAGTCTTAGATGTAGATGGACAAAAAATGTGGCTTGCATGGACTGGATATAAACAAACTCCTGCTGATAAGGAAGGGGATGAAGGAAAGTGGAATATTTATGAAGATAGGTATAACAAATTACCCCTTCCTACTGAAGAATAGGTTGTTCTTTATATACTCGTTAATGGTTAGTTGGGGTTGAGAAGAATGTCTTCTGCGGTGATGCGAAACAACACTTCGGATTTCAAAATTCTCAAGAGCCAAGACGATTTAATGATTGGAGGATATGCAAGCATTGAAATCGTTGATAAGCAAAATGATTTAATCACATTAAAAGCCCTTAAAGAAGCGGTTAATAAATACATGGAGAACCCGAAGTTTAGAAATGTAATGACAAATCATTCAAATGTTCAAGTCGGAGAAGTAGTAGAATCATACCGAGATAAAACAGGGAGATTGTTTAAAACAGAAGTAGATGATGTTGGATTCTTCGTAGTTATTAAATTAAGAGACGATATAGAAAAGGCCAAAGAAATTAATCGTGGCATTAGAAAAGGTTCATTAAGAAGTTTCAGTATTGGAGGACAGGCTTTAGAAAAGGTAAAGAAAACCAATAACGAATTTGGGCAATACAACGAAATTTCAAAGTTAGAATTACATGAAGTCACTATTTGTGAAAAAGGAATTAATCCAGAAGCAAAGTTTGACATATTAAAGCAAGAAAAAACAAAAAAGGTGAAAAAAATGACCAAAATAGAAAAAGCATTAGCAGAACTTGACGCTCTTATGGAAGAAGTCAATATGCTAAGAAAAGAAGAAGAAGAAAGCATGGACATGACGGACGACAAAGATAAAATGATGTCTGAAAAGTTGATGGATGAAAAAATGAAGGATGAAGAAAAGATGATGCCCGATAAAGACAAAATGATGTCTGAAAAGATGAAGGATGAGGAAATGATGGATGACGAAGAGAGAAAAGCCTATGTTCCTACCCTTGATGGTGCGGGTGTTGAAATCGGTGAACCTGCCGATAGAATCGTTATTGAAGGAGGCCGACCAAAGGCTACTGATTTACCAGTAGTTAAGGCATTTAACAACGATGAACTTGAAACCCTTGATTTGTCTGTTGGAAACATTGAGAAGGCTTATGAGGCTTTCCGACAAGAACAACTTGAAAAGTTGGCTTACGATAACCTTCAAAAGCAATTTGAGGCTCGCTTTAACGCTGAAACTTCTCAAAGAGAAGACGTTCTCGCAAAGTCGCAATATGATGCACAAAGCGAAATTGCTTCTCTTAAGAATGAATTTGCTTCCCTCCGAAAGTCTTTGACGACTGAGAAGGAAACAATTCTAAAGGCTCAAGAAGAAGCCACTATCAAACTCCCTACAATGGATGAATTAGCCGAAATGGATTGGGCTGACATTCATAAGATGGTTGGAGGAAACCTTTGAGGTGATTTAAGATGGTTGGATATATTAACACAATTGCAGATTTAGAAGCACAAACATACGGAACGGGCGCAACTGGGCATATTAGCAACCAGTTGCTTAAAGCGGCAGGAACCGTTAGTGGCATTCATGTCGCTCACGATGGCGCATTAAGCGACCCAACAGGTATTAACGCAAATCTTTACAACAAGATTTACGGCCAAAAGGTATGGTCTATGTTAAACCGAGAATGCAACGCATTGTCTGTTATCGCAAAGCGACCATATTCTTCAAGTGGCTGGAGAATTTTGAAGAAAAGACCCGCAGGTGGAGCAGGAAACTTCTTGGACATTTCTGCCGCTTCCAACACAACTCTCAATACTGCGCTTTATGGTGCTGATTCTTTGAGAGCAGACCGAATCGGTGGTGTTCCTGAAAATGCTTCATTAGATTCTGATTCAGACGGTCTTCAATCAATTGCTCCCGAATACGATGTTCTCTTTACGAGTCCAAAGATTATTGCTCATCAATTCTCTTTCAGCGAATTGGCTATGGAAATGGCTCAAATTGACGATGGTATCGGTGATATTAGAGCGCAATTGAGAGAAGATATGGGCAAGCACCACGCAGAAGTTCAAAACACCATGCTTGTTATGCCATTGGAGAACTATTCTCCAACTACGGCCTATAACACGGCAAACGCAATTGATAGAGGATATACTTCTCTTTTCAAGATTGTAAGCAACTCGGCTGAAATAACTGAGTTGGCTGACAATTCTGGTGGAAACCTTGTTGATTCTGCTAGTGACCAACAAATTGACACTCTTTACGGAAAACTCCGAAGTGCGTCTGGAAACGAGTATTTAGATGCAGAAGTTTCTTTTGGTGATGGCTACCTTTCAGCAGAAGCACGACAATTGACCTTAACGGTTATTAACGATATGCTCCGAAGACTCCGTGTTGCAGGTGGTTCTCCAAAGGTTATCCTTACTGGATATGATACCCTTCAAACGCTTTCTGACTTATTACAAGCCCAAGAGCGATTCATGGATAGAAAGGAAATTGTTCCTACTGTTAATGGTGTTCGTGGTGTTAAAGGTCAAGAAGTCGGATTCCGTGTTTCTACCTACTACGACATTCCTTTGATTCCTGTTGCTGCTATGCCTTCAACTGGAAACAATTCAAGTTTGATTAGCGATATGCTTTTCCTTGATACTGACCATTTGTGGCTATCTGTTATGAAGCCTACACAATACTTTGAAGATGGTATCAGCAACGGAAACCCATTCGGTGTTGGTAATCTTGGAAACAAGGCTCTTTATCGCACAATGGGTGAAACTGGTTGTTCTTACTTCAAGGGTCAAGGAAAGATTACCAATCTCCTTTGAGGTGATTTAATTGGCACATACAGTTACATTATTGGCAGACCATAAAGGTTTTACCAAGCCAAGAGCAAATGGCGATGAATATATGGTTGATGCAATCATTAACATCACTAATTATGTTGCTGGCGGTATTACCTTAACTGCTACTGAAGTGGGATTAAGTCAAATCACTCAAGTTATGATTACTGGCGTTGAAGAAATTGGACATTCAGCACGACCTGTGATTTCAACCGCAGGTGCTTATGAATCCGTTTCTAGCGTTAAAATCATTCTTTCTACTGGTTCTGCACAACAAAGCGGAACTGCTGATGAAGGAATGATTCGTGTAAGAGTCTTTGGCCTCCTTTGAGGTGGTTTAATTGGCAACAATTAAACTTACTTGGGGTGCTAGGTCAAAAGTTCTGTTGGTTAATGGCGAAGTCTTGAGTAGGGACATTACTTTGGATGTTCCTGCTCAAGACGCTTTGCGGTATTTAGGTGATTCATGCCTTGATATTTCCTTTGCTGAAAGTGATAGGAAAGAATTGAAGCAAATAGAACCTGCTCGCTTGACTCGCTTAAGTAGGGCTTTAGGTGAAGATTTTGACACACATGACAAATTGTGTGCATACCTTCTACCCGCTAAAGC